CCAACTTGTCCAAATTATCATCCAAAAATATCTCCCCAGTTTTCACCTGACTCATAGTCAACTTTATTGGGAACCTCTAAAGTAACAGCATTTTCCATAATCTCAATGATTTTATCTGCATGTTCTTTGGACTCTACAGATAAATCTAATTCATCGTGAATTTGAATGTGTGCTACAATTCCTTCTTTATATAATTCTATCATTGCCTTCTTTGTCATATCTGCAGCTGAACCTTGAATAAGTTTATTTAAAGCTTTGTAAGTATAGGCTCTCTTGATCCCTGGTCCATGTTCCGCGAGTGCTTCATCATGTGGTAATGCTTTGTGCATCCCAAACATATTTGGTTCCCATAAATGAAACCTGCAAAGTCTACCCAGGAGGGTTCTTATCTGACCTCTTTCTTGTGCTCGGTTACTTGCTACTTGCATCAATTGTTTTACGAATGGTACTCTTGCATGATAGGTATTAAATAAATCATTTGCTTTTTCTTTTGTGACTCCAAGTTCAGCTTGAAGTTTTGCTTTACCCATTCCATAGAATAAACCTAAGTTAATGGTTTTTGCTTGTGATCTAGGAATCTGTGCCATGTCTGCAACGGTTTGGTGGAAGTCTGTTGATGTATCATCATTATATGCATCTACGACATCATACACCGATGGAAATTTATAGAGCGCTGCATAGTGTGCAACCAATCTTGGCTCTTGTTGTGAATAGTCAAAACATCCCCAGGTACAACCATCTTCAGGAATAAATAAAGATCTGATCCTTGGTCCCAGGTCCTTGTTCCTTGCTGGAAGCTGCTGTAAATTTGGATTTGAGTAACTGAATCTTCCGGTCACGGTTCCACCTTGATCACTACGGATCTGGTTTATTTCCGCATGAATCCTTCCTTTATGCTCATATTCAATAATTGTATCAATAAAAGTGGTGTGTGCTTTGTTAATCTCTCTTGCTTTTGCTATCTTCTTTACGATAGGATGCTTATGTTCTTGTAAAAAATTTTTAGTAAAGGATGGTGCTTTTGTTTTCTCAGTTCTTTCGTAAGGTAAATCAAGTTTGTCAAACACTTTACCAATCGATCTGGCAGCCCATATTTGGGGCTCTATTCCTGTTTCTTTTTTTACTTGCTGCAATAACTGTTCTTCTTCTAAAACTAATTGTTGTTTCAATTTATGAGCGCGTTCGCTATCGACACGAACCCCTTTGAAACTCATATCAACCAAACAAGGAAATAATTCTGTTTCTAAATCAAATATGTTTTGAATATCGTGTTGAACGATTTCAGCTTTGTAATGCTCCCAAAGTTTCAATGTTAGTTCTGCATCTTTCTCCGCATAAGAACCTACATACATAGGTGGTAGTTTCCACATATCTTTTTTCGGATCCAAACCTCGTGACTTTGCTTCATCGGTTAAGGCAGCTTCATTTTTTCCTTGTCCTAGGTATTGCCAAGACAATGCATTTAGAGAATAGGTAAATCTATTTTCATCTACTAGTGATGCTGCAATCATAGTATCTAAAATTCGTCCATTAATTTTAACACCCATAGCCCGGATCCAACGTACATCGTACATAGCGTTGTGAAATATTTTATCTGCAGGTGTTGCCATGGTATCTTTAAACCAGGCTAAAACTTTTTTCTTATCCATGTTCGAACCAGAACCATGTGCTATTGGAAAGTAAAATTTTCTACCAGGTACTGCAACTGCAATCCCAATGACTTCACCATTACCAATAACAGAACCGGACCCTCTTGTTCTTAAATCAGGATCCCGTGTTTCCAAGTCAATCGCCATTTCATCATACGATCTTAAATCTGGAAATTCTTCTGGTTCGACCCACTCAGTGGGTGCTTCGAAATTTAATACTTTCATTTATATTCCTAATACAAAATAAAAGATACAAATGCAAGTGAGTAGTCCTAAATCATACGTCAAGGTTAAGTTGTAATTCATCTTCTTCCTTTTTATCTTTGTCTTCTTTTTTTCCAAAAATTTCATCAAAGTTCTTTTTAAACTCTTCGGTAGGTATTCTGGATTTACCATCCCATTTTTTACCTGGTTCGCTCATACCAACTAACGTCCCTCCCTTCTTTTTTACACCAAAGGTAGTGTCCCTTTAGTGCTAGTTTGTTTGTTCGCTCTCTAGATTTTTTATAACTCTTACCTTTTACCGGACCTGGTTTTCTATTCATCCCATTCCTTTCTCAATCTATCAATTTCTAAATCACAATAATGTTTTATTTTATTAAGATCTTCTATCTTATTTTTTTTCAAATATCTAACAACGTATTTAATTACGTTGCCTTGAAAAAAATTAAGATTATTCCCCATGATAAAATCAAAAGGTTGTATTTTAATTTTATAATGGTCACCACCTTCTTGTCTTTCTTTCGCATCTTTAGGATAAAATGCTTTTTCAAACATTCCTTTATCTGTCATATGTCATATCCATTCAGTTGTGTTTTTGCAGTATGTAAGTATAGATTTCTGCTTGCTCTTGTAAAACCTACATACCATACTCTGTGCTCCTCGTCACGCTTTGCTTGATTATGTAGCACCGCCCTTCTTATCTTCCTGGAGTTATCCAAAAAGACAATTACGTTTTCTTCTTCCCCACCTTTTGCGGCATGGATAGTAGAAATTTTTATTCTCGGAGATTCAGATAACTTTTCACCATTATCCAACATCCTTCTGATATAATCTTTTTCTGATTCCTTAGCATTGACAAAACATTCATACCAAGGTGCATCCGGCCATTCTTCTTGTCCGGTATATTCTTCGATTGCTTTTAATTCCGACTCAGTAAGATCTTCTTTTTTACGAGTAGAAAAATTTAAAATTGCTTTCCATAAACCCATTTTAACACTTTTACCTTTTTTGTTTTCAAAAAATAAACCTGCTTCAGTCAAGTCAGTCATAACATCTTCCATACGACTTTTAGTTCTTGTAAGGATTAACCACTTGCCTTCTTTTAAATTTACCTGCCCCAGGTCGTTTATCTTTTGACAAAAACCTTCTTCTGCTTTTGGAAAATATCTTTTGTGTTTTCTTACACCTTGTATTTTATTTAAGATAACTTCTGATTGTTCTTGCACACTGAAAGGAATTCTTCTTGATTGATCTAAAATAATCTCATGATCACAAGGTTCTTTAACAAAGCGATCTACATCGGCACCGGCCCAAGTGTAAATAGCTTGGTCATCATCCCCTGCTAAATATAAAAAATCTGTTTTCTTTTTTAAAACATCTACCATTTGCCATTGTATAGGTGACAAATCTTGTGCTTCATCAATAAATACTACTTCAAATTTAGGACACTGTTCTTCTTTATCGAGAAACATTTTTACCATGTCATTGAAATCAATTAGATTATTTTTCTTTTTGTATTCTGCTAAGTTAATTGCAATATGCCTTAGTAAGTCATACTCTATTTCATCTCTTGGATATTCGCCGGTGTTATATTCTTCCTCAAAAGAAATATCTTTATTAGCCGCTCTTCCTATCAATTGATAATACAAACTATCACAAGTTAAATAAAAACTTTCTTGTTCATTATATTTATCTTCATAGTGTACTCGGATGTTTAAAAGTTTTCCCAGGTCTTCATAATGAATTGGCTGCATAACTCTATCTTCAGTTAATCCCAAGGTATGAAATGCTAAAGAATGCAGAGTTTGAAAATGAGTTAACTTCTTATTATCATGCGGCATCCTGTTTTTTGCTTCATTCGCAGCTTTTTTTGTAAATGCAAAGTATCCAATTTCATGTAGAGGAACACCTTCTTTTAAAAAGAATTTAACCTCATTTAATAAGTAAGTAGTTTTCCCTGTACCTGGAGGACCAAAAACTTTGTATTCATCTATCATAAAATATCCTCACGATTAGGCATATCGACAATTTCATCCGGCGTATCTTCTTTTGGAAAATCAGAATACTTGATTGCAACACATCCGGAAACTTGTGGGTTACTATCTTTTTGTGTATCTTTCTTTGGATATCTTGGTCGTTTACCAAACTCTGCACCAAACCAAACTTGCATCCATCTACCTGTTTTATCGGACTCTACTTTCCATTCTCTTTTTCTTAGATACTCATAAAATTTATTATAAACAAATAATGCCAGGTCGTCTTTTTCATCAATCAATGTTGCACCTGATTTAAATGATGCATGACTTGTTGCTTTGACCTGGTGAATATAATCTTTAAGATAGCTATATAGCTTCTCTTTGTTTGTAGTTCCTTGTGGTGGTTGTTGAACTTCAGTGTTTGCCATCAATTGATGAATAATTGGATCAAATTCTTTGTCTTTTAATTTTGGAATAAAATCATCAATACCTTCTATAATTCTTTCACGAAGTAATCGCATCGTTGTAAGTTCTTGTACATTTTTACAATGAATCGCTTTTAAAGTTTCATTTCCTTCACCGTCTCTAACTGTGACTGTCAAGTCATATTCTGGTGTTTCATATAAAATTTTTACTAGACTTGAAAGCTCTGGCCATTGTATAATGTTGTCCGATTTCTTACCAAACTTTCTTTTGTAACACTCATCTTTCATACATACTGGCGTAATCACACCATCTTCACAAGTGTAGCCTTTTTCTTGTTTCTGCCAACTTTTTATTTTTGCTTCAACTTTCTTTTCTCCCCATACTCCATCGTTAACAAAAAATTCTGTTGCTGCCCATTTAATTTGATCTTCCCAGGTATCCGGAAACTTCTTTTTAGCAAACACCATATAGTTATATAAGAATCTATCTCTACCATCAGATAATTCTTCTTTTGTTAATATCTGTAAACACGGGGGACCATCATTAAAATGTTCATGGCCCCCCACCAACTCCTTGTTGGTTAATTGATTCATAAACTTTTCTAAGTTCTTTTTATTTTGTAAGTTTGCTTCAATAACTTGTAGATATTGATCAAAGGTATATTCGGTTCCTGTTGTTGGATTAATTGCAACTCTATCTTTTTTACCAAAGTATGGCAGGTTGATAAAGTTACCTACACTTGATTCTACATTAGTTTGTTTTGGAAATATTTCTGTGCTTGGACCCAGATCTAAAGTTAATAATAAACTTTTTAGAAACGATCTTGCAAATACTGCTGAGACAGGTTCTTCTAAATGCAAGTACAAATGAAAGCCACCAGATTTTGATTTAACTGGTATGACTGGTATTTCTTTTTCTACAATTGTTTTTAAAAACTTTTCTTTATCAAAATTCTTATACGCATCTACATCAATAGCTGCAAAGTTAACGGTGCCATCTTCTTTACATGGTTGAATACCAATAGAGCATTCACCATTAAGATGATCTATATATTCTTGATCCGTAATTGGTTTTCCGGACCACCCATAATCTCTTGGAGGTATTTTTAATTTACCTGTTTCAGGATCAACTGTAGCATTAGATAGATCACAGAAACCATAATTTCTTTCTAGTCCTCTAAAATATTCTATAAACTTACTTTCCATAATTCCTTTCGCACCCGGGCAGATGTGCTACCCGGGTACTATTACAACAAAAGTGAGTTAGATGTGTTCTACTGTTTTCGCATCTTCATCACCACCATGCTTCACGTTCACATCACCTTGTGAAACACTTGAACTAAATGCTTTGGCTTGTTTGTACATAGCTTCATCCTGTACAGGACCAACTTTTGTAACATCCCAACCAAACCATGTGCCTTTATCATTTGATAATTGCACAGTCTTTAATTGATAAATGTGGCTAAATGATGCCGGAGTAAATAATTCTCCGCTAGCATTCTTCATCTTAATTGAGTTAGTCATAGAATTCCACATTCTAGAAACTTTCAATTGAGTTGATTTCATTGCTATCAACGCAGTAGAAGGATTCTTCCCTGCTACAAGAACAAAGTGACTTGCAGTTTTTTCAATATAATTACCTGATGGTAATCTATCTTTGTAGTCACCTTCTTTTCTAGCGGTCTGTGATAAGATATCGCTAGAAGCCGGATGGATCGCTACAGGAGCCGCAATACCAGTTCCTCTATCTTTCCATTCGATATACTCGAGTTTGTAATGACAAGGTAATACTTGAATACCTTTATCACCATCAAACAATTCCTTGGTCACCGTATTGTAAATCATGCCGGCTTCAGCGCCTTCAACATATTTACCATCTCTCTTATTGGTTTCCGGGGATAGCTGACCGAGTATTTTTAAAAATGGTAATGCTAAATCCTCATGACCTACATTACCAAGTCCTGCGCCAGCATCTGCTTCTAAAAAAGAAGCTGCTAATGCACCGGCAGGTTTTTTCTCTGCTACTTCGTTCTTCGTTACTTTTTCTTTTGACATGGTTCCTCCATTATTTTTTCTTCGTTATTTTGGTTTGGTTTCCTGCAAACCAGTTAAAAATATCCGTGGGCACGCTTTGTCCAGACTCCACGCGCTCACGTAATACTGCTTTTAAAGTTTGAGGTTCTACCTTTAAATTCTGGACAGGTTCATACCCCGAACTTTTAGCAAGGTCACTGTAAGCAGTTGCCTTGTTATCTTCGTTACGGCCAAAGGAAACGGTAACATTATTTTTAATAATATCACCTAGCCCATTGTTACGAAGCCAGTTGTATGCTTCTTCCTTCTTTGCTACCGGAATAGAAGCACTGTAAACGGGTGTTACTTTAATCATAGAGCCGTCTACAAATTTCATTTCTTCCATGCTCATTTCTCGCATCATTTCTGGAATAATATTTTGTGATAAGTTTCTCTCTTTCTCTTTTAATTTTTTAAGAGAGTCTTCCGCTTTTTCAATATCAGCTTGAAGGTTAACAAGCTTTTCAACTTCCATAGATAGGGAAGTTTTTTCTGCATCAGTTGAAAGACCTATTTGATCTTTCTTATCTTGTTCGAAATCAATCATAATTTCCTCACTTTCGTAAAAGTGATATAATATACGTTATTTCGAATGTCAACTAGTTTTTTTGAAATAAATTTATTTCAATCGGATAATACATTTTTTCTTGTCTATCCCATTTTAATAAATTGTATCTACCATTTGTAATGTCAGATACGATAGAACATGCTACACCAATTATGGCAGGATCACCTGTGAGTAGTAAATAATCTTCCGGAGTATAATCTTTTAATAATTGTTTTAATTTAAAAACTAATGGACCTGGTGACATAATAATTTGAGAGTGCTCTGGTAATAGCATCTTAATTTGGCCATACTTTTGTGCACCTACAATATTATATTTAGGTCTACCTTCTTTGGTTCCGGGTAATTCTTGTATTACATAAACTTTATTCATTTCTTGACTTCTTCCTTTTAATTGGTTATTATACATTTTTAGAAAGATAGTAAAGAGTTATATTATGATTTATAAGTTTAAAACTAAGCCATTCGAGCATCAAAAAAAGGCGCTTGAAATGTCATGGAATAAAGAAGTTTTTGCCTATTTTATGGAAATGGGTACAGGAAAATCAAAGGTTTTGATTGATAATATTTCTGTGCTTTATGACAAAGGTAACATTAATGGAGCATTAATTATTGCACCAAAAGGTGTGTATAAAAACTGGTTTGATTCAGAGATACCTACTCACATGCCGGATCATATTGAGAAGAAAGTTGGACTTTGGAAAACAAAACCAGACGATAAAGATTTAAAAGTTTTATTTGAACCAGGTCAAGACTTACACATATTGATTATGAACGTTGAAGCTTTCTCAACTAAAAAAGGTGTGGAGTTTGCAAGAAAGTTTTTATCTTGTCATAAGGCCATGATTGCAATTGATGAGTCTACTACTATAAAAAATCCAACAGCAAAAAGATCTAAAGCCATTATTGATATGGCGAAGTATTCTAAATATAGAAGAATCTTAACAGGTTCACCAGTAACTAAATCACCACTTGATTTATTTAGTCAGTGCCTGTTCCTTGATCCTTGGCTCTTGGGCCATCAATCGTATTACAGTTTTAGAACGCGATATGCGATTATGAAATCTATCAATGTATCCGGTCGCCAGGTAAACATTGTTGTAGGTTATAGAAACCTACCGGAATTATCTGAAAAAATAAAACCGTTTTCATACCGAGTGTTGAAAGATGATTGTTTAGATTTACCGAAAAAAACTTACATGAAACGAATCATAGAATTAACTCCGGAGCAAGAGAAGTTATACAAATCTATGAAACAAAATGCGTTGGCAATTCTAAATGGTAAGATGGTTACCACCGCAACAGTCATGACTCAGTTAATGCGATTACATCAAATTACTTGTGGTCACTTTACATCGGATGATGGTGAAGTTCAGCAGATTAAAAATAATCGTGTAACTGCTTTAATGGAAACATTAGATGAGATTGAAGGTAAAGCAATTATCTGGGCTCATTACAGAAATGATATTGAAACCATTGTAGAAGCTATTGAAAAGAAATATCCAAACTCAACGGTTACCTATTACGGTGATACTTCTACCGAAGATAGGCAGAAAGCAATCAAAGCTATCCAGGACCAAAAAAGTAATAAAAGATTTTTCGTCGGTACGACACAAACTGGTGGTTATGGAATCACACTTACCGGCGCATCAACCATGATTTATTATTCAAACGGTTATGACCTGGAAAAAAGAACACAGTCAGAAGCTAGGATAGATCGTATTGGTCAAGAAAAACCAATGACCTATGTAGACATCATGGCAGAAAAAACAGTAGATGAAAAGATTGTAAAAGCTCTTAGACAAAAAATTAACATCGCTTCAACTATCATGGGTGAAGAGCTAAAAGAGTGGATTTAGCCAAAAATAGAGGGTACCCCAGGTACCTAAAAGGGTCATTTCGTTAATTCTGGAGGCTCTCAGGGACGATTTTTTTCGCCAAATTAGCTAGAAAAGCCTCTTTGTCTTAATCTAATAGCTTTCTCTTCTTCTGTTAATAATGCTTGTTCTGTGGGTGTGAGGCCTGTCTGTGAAACTGGTTGTTGTGGTTGATTTAAATTTGTAGCCGGACCAGGTGTTATTGGTAATGGTTGTTGCTGCTCAGGTGGTGTAATGTAATCTTCTAATTTAATATCAAATGTTTCATTTAAATCTAAATCATACATGTCTCTTCTTAACTCATTAATAATATCACTGACTTCTAAATAAGGATTGTCTTCTCCTATCTCATCTGCAATTTCTTGAAACTTTTGAAGCACATCTCCTGAAGGATAAAACGGAACAAACTGACCTCTATTCAATGCACTAAATTCTCTTGTTGAAATTTGTCTGTCTTTAAACGTAGAAGCTAATTCACCAGTCTCTACTCCTAAAGTTTCTGCTGCTCTTACTTTTCTAGCCATATCTTTTTGCGTATCAAATAAAGCTTGGTTTGCTACTATGTATTGTTTAACAATATCATCTGGATCCACAGGTCCGCCTTTTAATACTCCAGATGCACCTCCGGTAAACTCTCTTCTCGCATCCCTTTTACCTTTTTGATAACCTGAAATATCATAACTAAGAGATTTCAATGGATCAACTTTAATTGCTCTAAATCCCAATACACCTTGCAGCTCGTCATCTAGCTCATACATTCGACCTGCTTTGTCTGCTTGCTCTTTACCGGCTAAGTATAATCTATTAAATTGTTTTGCAGAAAAAGGAATTTGAGTTTCAAACACATGTTGTGCAGCAATAGATAATTTATCTCCTAGTGGAGTTTGATCGGTATATAATCTTCTTCCATCATTTGTGAC